CCCATAAAGGAGAGAGGCGGGATAACCCCGCCCCTCATCACACCGAAGGAGTAAGATCGACTTCGCCGAACACCGCAGCCGCTTCGTCCCACTTCACGTAGTCGTCGCGCATGATGGTGCGAAGCTCAGTGGTGTCACGACGCCATGCGTCGCCGCCTTCGCGCGTGGAAGCGAGCTCGAAGAACCGGCGATTGAACAACACCATGAACTGCTTCAGGTTGCCGATGAAGAACGGAGCCTTGTCGTCGACCGTCGGCAGATGGCGGTTCGATGCCACGACAATCTGACGGCCCTTGAACAGCTTGCGGCCGGGCTGGGTGATGTCTTCTTGCAGGATCGGGCGGCCGATACCGTCCACTTGGTTGTCCAGCCAGTTGAAACCGTCTTGGTTCGTCAGGATGATCGAGGAAAGGCTGATTGCCGGGTCCAGATCGACGTTCAGGACCGTATTGATCGCCTTCACGTCGTCCAGTGCCTTCGGCGTGAGCGTGCGGAGCAGTGCAATGATTTGCGTGTTCCGCGTGTGCACAGCCTTCCGCGCAATCCAGTTCGTCACGTAGTTGAGCAGGTTCGCGTCATTGTCCGCCAACAGTTCATTCGTCAGCGGCAGGTATCCGGCGCGCTTCTTGACCTTGTAGGTGACGGTCGTGAATTTCCTCGTCCACGACGGCAAACGGCGTCATGTCAGCATCCGTTTCCAGAACGCGCGAGCCCGACAGCGTAGAGACGTTTTCAACCGTCACATACTGCGACAGGTCGTTCCATTCGCGCATCAGCGTGTTGATTTGCGTCTGGATGTCTTGTGGTACAACGATACCGACGTCACCATCCGGAATGGCCGGGTTGGTGTTGCCTTCGTTCATGACGGCGCGGCGCTCGTATTCAGCGAGCCGCGCAGGAAGATCGTGCGATACTCAGCTTCCAGCTCCTTCATGTCGCGTTCTTGGACGTTGCCGTTATCGTCCAGTTCCTTACCGCCGAGGCTGCGTGCTTCGGTTTCTTCCAGTTCGCGCTGCAGATCGACTTTCTCTTGCAGCGACCGGACTTCCTCCATTTTGTCTTTTGCTTCTTGTACCTTGTCCTCGGCCAACAGGCTCCGAGCTTCCGTCTTTGCTTGTTCCAGCTTTTGCAGCAGGGCACGAAGTTCTTTGGTCATCTTGATACCTCCATTGGTTTTTGAGAAAAAAAAGCTCAACCGTAAAGGTCGAGCTCAAGGGAAAGCTTCTCTTTTTCATACTGGTCGGCGGCTCGCTTTTCGGAGGCTTTGAATTCCTCCAGCCCACGGACGCTTACCTCGTTTGCCGGATAAGCAGGAAATGCGACCGGACTAATCTCGAACAATTCAGCGTTTAAAATGGTGCGTTTGTAAATCCGCTTGCCGTCGCGTTTCTCGCTTGTCCATTTCGCGCCTCCGTCAACAACACGCATACCGAAGGAGACTCCATCGACATCGCCGCGCTGAATCAACTCCCATGCGTCATTACCGGCGCTGGTATTCGGGATGTCGAGTTCGAATCGCAGTTCGTTTTCCATGTTGGTCAGCCTAAGTGTTCCAGACTTTGTGTTGCCGAGTACCTGGGACGTGTCATGGCTCCACAAGGCGACGACATTTCGGGTGGCGAGGCTGTCCTTGAATGCTTCCTTGTCAATGATCTCGACAAATTCATCGCCCCAAAAATCTCGCATGACTTGGCTCTCGGTGTTGTACTTGATAGCCCCGGTGATGGTTCGTTTTCCGTCTTCGCCTTCTGCTGCCCGAATCTCAATTGTCGTCGGCATCGCTCGAATTTCCTTCTCCGGCATCGTCTTCTCCTTGTTGATCTCCATCACCCCCTTTCGAGCGATATGCAGCCCCAACATCCGTCAGAGGCACCATATTGCCGTTGACAATGAGTTGGTCCCCGCCCGGCTTCGGCGGTCTTTCTTCGAGTTCCCGCGCCTCGTTCGGCGTCATAAAGCCGGATTGAATAGCTGTTCGATAGGCTTCATAGCGCGACTTAATGTCGGCCCGGAGAATCGCATCCGCATTAAAGCGAATAAAAAAGCCGTTCTCGATTTCTTCATCGAGGAACAGCTTGTAAGTCAACTCCTGTTCATATCCGGTTAGGATCGGTTGGAGTGTGTCAGTATAGAATTCCTTCTGCTGCTCGGTCGTATTGTTGTAGGTTGCGCGGCTTAGATCGTTGAGTTGGTGCATCTTGATGCCAAAGGCAGCAGCGATCTGCCGGATGGTGAGCTGCGCGTTTTCGATAAATTGGGCGTCTTCAAGCGTGATCGCAATCGGTTCAAATTTATAGCCGATAGGCATGAGTGCGATCCGATGGGCGTTGTTCAAGCCGGAAGACATCGCCTCAAATTTCTCACGAAACGTTCGTTTGGCTTCTTCGTTCAGATCGCCGACATACTGGACAAGCCCTTTTACCTGTAAACCCTGCTTAAAAAACTTATTAACGAATTCATTGGCAGAAGCGCTATTTTCAACCGTCGCCCGGAGTTGATCGATTGGCGAAAGTCCGACGATTCCGTTAAGCGTCAGTCCACCCCGGAAATGCAGCATTTCATCAGCCGAAACTTTACGTTGCTCATATCCGAGATCAACCACGTACCACAGCTTTGATCGCGGCTGCATCACGTTTGACATGCCGGTATCGTCATCGACGTAGATTTTGACTTTGTTAAAGTCGATTGGCCAAAGAGCGATTGGCTTGCCCGTTCGCCGATCAAACTCGACATTCACAAACGCATTACCGTAAAGGCAATTCTGCGTTTCTGTGACTTTCCAAAAGTCATAAGCCGACATAAATGGATTTGGCCGGAGACGCAGAAGCTGGGCCACGTTGTGGCTGCTTTGCTTTCGCACTCCAAAATCGTCTTCCTGATACACTTTCAAGGGCAGTTTTGCCACCGACTCAGAGCGAATACGGATGCAGGCATATACAGTATCAACCTTGAGCGCGCCTTTCCCCTTCACGTTAACGCCATCTAGATCGATACCGAGGATTCGTTAATTCCGAGCCAGCGCCGAGCATAGTCTTTGATCCCCAATTTCTCACCACCTTTCGTCAGCCCCACAGCTTGTCTAAGAATTGTTCATCTGCAAATTCGGATACATCCAAGCTGATTTCCTCAAACAGCATCGCCGTTGCCATCGCGTCAATTAACGCAACGGTAAGGTCGATGCGGTCTTTCGATTTGTTTTTCATAGGCTTGATGTTTTCATTGCCGTCGACCGTGACCACGACGTTCCCCCAGCACCAGCGAGCAACCGGATTCGCCTCATGGGTCATCAAACCGCGTTTCAATAGCTGCTCGATCAACTTCATGGCCGGCGACATGCTCGCCATGTTCTGCGGGATCTCCACCACGTCGATGCCCTGTCGCATCAACCGCTGCGTAAGCATTCGGCTGTTCCACGGGTCGGCGCCAACCGTATGCAGATCGTACAGTTTGCTAGCCGCGACAAGCCGCGCCTCCACAAAATCGTAGTCGACGACATTACCGGGCGTGGCAATCAGGTTCTTGCTGTTGACCCAACGATCATATGGCACTTTATCAACCCGTACCCGTTCACGCATGTTGTCCTCGGGTATCCACGCCTCATGAATAAACCGCCAATCCGGAATCCCTTCCTGCGGCGGGAACAGATAAACGGCAGCCGTGATATCCGTCGTGCTGGAGAGGTCGAGGCCGACATAGCACTTCTTCCCGACGAGTTCGGAAAGGTCCCACTTGCCAACCGTCTGATCCCATAATGAGAGTGGCAGCCATCCGGTGCGCTTGAGCGATACCCACTGGTTCAGACGTAGCCAACGAAAAAGGCGCTCCGCAGACTCGCTATTGCGAGCAGCTAGCGCCTCTTGTCTTACGCTCTCTATGCTGATCGTGTGCCCCAGTGATGGGTTCGCCTGATACCAGGTCGCTTCGTCAAAGATATCCGCGTCCTCGGGCGCACTGTAGATTTTCACATACCAGTACGGGTCATTCAGTTCTCCCGCCGCGATCTTGGTCGCCTGTTCGTGGATTTCCCACCCGATTGACTTTCGGTCTGGGTCATCGCCGGCCGTAGTAATGACCCACCAGATCGGCTCTTTACGGGCTGCACCGGCCCCGAACGTCATGACGTCCCACAGATCGCGGTTCGGCTGTGCGTGCAGCTCGTCGAAGATTACCACGGTCGGGTTAATCCCGTGTTTGGTGTATGCTTCGGCCGAAAGGACTTTCAGCGTCGTCCCGGTGTGCTTGTTTTTGATCTCCTTCCGGCTGTCCAGCACCTTGAGCACGCCGTCGAATTCCGGCTCCTGCTCGATCATGCCAAGTGCGGCTTTATAGACAAGTTCTGCCTGCCCACGGTCCGCCGCGCAGCAGTAAATCTGCCCGCCGGGGCCATCGCAAACCAAATGGTATAGCGCAATGGCCGCAATCAAAGACGTTTTCCCGTTTTTCTTTGGAATCTCCAGATATGCGTAACGGTATTGCCTGTATCCGTCGTCCTTGACGGTGCCGTAGACATCCCAAAGAACTTGATATTGCCAGTCCAGCAATTTAAACGGTTGGCCGTAGAAGTCATCGACAGCCTTGAGCATCTGGATGAACTCGATAGACTCCAATGCTCGCTGCTTATCATGCGGCATCTCAACCACCAGCCCTGCGCTTCAAAAACTGTGCCATAGGCGATTCCTTCTCTTCCTCCGGCGGTTTCTTCGGAATCGCCTTAATGCGGGATACAGGGTTTAAAAACAACCGATCCTCCAGCTTAAGGATCATTTCCCGCGTCTTGTGAAGCGCCAGGAAGTCGTCGGACTCCATCATCTTTTGCTCTTGGCTGATTAGCAAGCAATACCGGTTGATCATCTGTTCATCTAGCCCATCCACAAACTCGATG